AAGGGAACCTAAAAGGGGATATAAGGGAATGAATATTGAAGACCTAGAACAAGTATTCGAAATATTGCCGCTTGCTGTGATCGTTTCGGTATTCATTCTCACAATCGTGATACTGGAGAAGTGATGAACAGGCAGCAGAAGAAGGCAGCGGAAGTTTTATCCGGATATCTAAGAGCGAAAAGAGAGATCGAAAGAATTGACACCGTTCTAGAAGAATATAACAAGACAGGAATGCCGGCGCAGAAGATCAAAGAAAAAACAAAAGCCTTGTCACGTTCAAGGCTGAAAGCGTTTGAAGAGATTAACAGAGTTTCAAACATGATCGAGAAAATGAAGCCGGGGAAAGAAAAAAACATCCTGACGTATCGTTTTATTTCTGGGATGAAATTCGACGCGATTGCCGAAAAGCTCTGCTACTCTGAAAGTCAGATCATGAGAGACTATAACGCCGCGCTTGCTCACATCTTTGAAAATGGGATAAAAAGAGACAGCGCAAGAGACCGAAAGCAGGAGAGCAAAAACAGGGCAAAAACAGGGCAAATAAGGCAGCAGGAGCAGGAAAGCCCGGAAATAATGAAAAAGGGTATATGAAAAGGGCAATAAAAAAGGGTGATGGAAGAACCATCACTCTTTTATTTTTCCCACTTGCTTTTTGCTATATCCATTACGGATTCTATGCCAGGATGATTTTTGCAATATGCCTTAAAATCATCTATAGCCTGCCGGCGTTCCATTCCGGCGTAAGTCTTCCGGGACGTTTCGACTTCATTGCCAGAATCAATATATTTCGTATAAGTAATCAAATCATAAAAGACTTTATTGCCCTTCCAGCAGTCACGCCGGCGGATCAGCTTAACACCGGGAACCTGCGGAGCTGTCGCAAGCTCATTATAAATTTCTGCGAGACGCTGCCGGTACAATTTCAAACCTTGAAAAGCTTTTTGCATTTCGTTCATGGTACGCGCTGCAGATTCATCGTAATATTTCACGCGATCCAGGTTATCAAATTTTTCAGGAAGCAAAAGAGAATCTTTAATATTAACGTCGATGAAATCAGTATAACCAAACCGACAAAAACCGAAATACTCATACATTGATTTTAATTCTTGATCAGTCATGTTAAAACCTCCAAAAAGGGAATATAAAAAGGGATTGAAAAAGGGTTATAAAAGGGATTCAAAAAGGGATATAAAAAGGGATTCCGGGAAGGGTTCGGAGAAGATCCGAAGGGGTAGCAGGCGCCGCCCCGGAAGGATCACCGCTCACTTTCATAAACCAAGCCACCATCAAAAAGGGAAGCATTGCAAAAAGTGTCAACATAGAATTCAGGGTTTGATTTTCCATCAGATGCATAACTCTTAATCCGTTTTAAATCTCCGTTTTCTTGATCCTTTATGAAGCAAGAATAATTTGTAGCCGGGAGCAATTCTTTTGTGTTTTCATAAAGTACGCTGCGGGAGTAGTCTCTTTCCCACTCACAATCTATAATTTTTGGATTTACTTCACGAACGCGAACGGAAGAAGCGCCGACAAGCTTGATAACCTGGAAGAAATTAACATTTGTAGCGTCATAGCCCCAAACTGCATAAAAGAGATCACCAACTTTTACACCGAACTTATTGACGGGATCCGATTTTTTTGATGATTTTTTCAAATCAGCAGGAACAGATAAAAGCTGAAATTTGTAATTGCAAACCATGCTATAATACTTGTCAACAGCATCATTAAATGATGATGTACGGAAAGTCTCTAATTCATTGCCAGATGGCTTTTCAAAAGCCATAACTTCATAAGTCCGGGAAGCCTCCGGAAGTTGTGCCAGATCTACTACAACGGTCCGACGGTAGAAACTGAACTCTTCATGATAGAAATTTTTCATTTTTAACACCTCGCTTGATTGATTCCGGATTATTCCGGGAAACCCGCCGCCGGTATCGGGCCGGCTGGCATTCTCTGCAGCGGGTGAAAATTCTTTTTACTTGAGAAGCAGATCCGGCTCGCCGGCGAAAAATCTAGATCCGTATTTGCTTCTGATTTCATCGAATGAAAGCTTGCTGGCGCGAACCTTTTTCTTATCATCCGGATCGTTAGAATCGTTTTTAACTTCTTCCGGGAGATACCACTTTTTATTTTTTCCGGAGAATCTGAACCGCATTGCTTTGAGCTGATCCCGTACCGGGTAAGTATTGCCAGAGCACCAAAGCCAGGTGCCTACTAATTCAATCGTAACGCCGTGCATCTTCTGAAGCTTTTCAATGACTTCCATGAAATCATCTGCAGTTTCGTTCGTTTCTTGAGTGTAAGTGTTACCGGATGCAGCGCGGTGAAAGTTTTTAACTTCCTCAAATACCTGGCGGAATTCTTCCTGCATGTCCTGGAATTCTCTTGTTGTGTCGTGATCCGGGTTATTATCCGGGTGAAGCTTCATGCAGAGCTGTCTATAAACACGCTTTACATCTTCCTGAGTTTCACAATTCTTAAAATATTTTCTCATGATTTTTACCTCCGCTTGATTGATTGCTTGATTGATTGTTTTGTGCTCTCTTTTCGATTGCGACCTTAGAATACATCATGCACACAAAACCGTCAATCGGCAGAATCGACAAAATCATGTACACAAAATTGTGCAAAATGTCATGCACACAAAACCGAAAGAAGAACGCCGAAAGCATCAGCAGCAGAGACAGCCGGAGCCGATCCGGATGTATGAAGAAAACGCCGGACCGGATGCAATCATCAGCAGGACGCCGGACCGATCCGGATGCCGGAAGACCTGCAGCCAGTCCGACGAAATAATGAAAAAAATAGCTGCCATCTCTGGCAGCTATTCAATATTGATTAACAAGCTATAGCATTATTTACAAATAAAAGTTGATCAGTCGGGTTCGTGATATCATCCGGAAAAACATCCGGAAACATTCCGGATAATTCTTGATAGAATGAATCAATAGCAGCGCCGGACCTACTAAGAATCACGCCGTTTATATGATGGATTCTATAGCTATTAAAATCCGGAATATTTGAAGAACCAACGGAAGAAATAGAAATCTTAGTGGATCTTACTAAATTTCTTATTTGTTTTCTTCTTGCATTTTCTTCATCCTGAAGCGCTTTTTCTTCCATTTCTCGGTAAAGCTCTGTAGCTTTTTCGTCGGTCGGTGTAACTTGATCTTCACTAAAAAGAGATACTCTGCAGGGCTTGCCATACCATAAAACACAAGTAAAAAGTGCATGAGATCCGCGCTTTACGTTATACCCTAAAGAATTCCATTGATTAAAAGTGTGATATTCTTTTCTGGTTGAATATCCGGCTTTTTTAGCCGCTGCCTTGATCTTATCCGAATTTGTCATGTTAGCGCCTCCGCTTGATTGATTTTCGATTGCGAGTCAAAAATACATCATGCACACAAAACCGTCAATCGACAAAATCGACAAAATCATACACACAAAATTGTGCAAAATGTCATGCACACAAAATCTATACAATGTAGTAAAATATTTTCCGGGAGGTGATAACATGCCAGAAAAAATTGAAGATCGGGAGAAGTGGCAGGATTATAGAAATAAATACAAGCAAGCACATTATAAGAGAATCGCGCTTGAAGTTAAAAAAGACGATTTTCCGAAAATCGAAAAAGCTGCTGCAGATGCAGGATTATCTGTAAACGGTTTTATAAAAAAATGCATCATGGATCAGCTGGAGCCGGAACCGGAAAAATAAAAAATCAAAGTGTAAAAGATCAAAGCGACGCGGTAAAAAACCGAGCCGCTTTTTTAATGCAATCATCTGCAGGAAGCCGGACCGATCCGGATGCCGCCGGGTTTCCTGAAGACCTGCAGCCAGCCCGCCGGATCAGAAGCGCCAGGAAGACAGCTGCCGCCGGAAGAGCCAGCAGCAGAGACAGCCGGCGCCGATCCGGATGCCTGAAGAAAATGCCGGACCGGATGCAATCATCAGCAGGACGCCGGACCGATCCGGATGCCGGAAGACCTGCAGCCAGTCCGCCGGATGGAGAGAGGGGAGAGTTAGTAAGAGGTAAAGAGGTCAAGGGGAGAAAAGGAGCGAAAACCGCCGGGATCCGGGCCGCTGAAAGATGCTATAAAATGAGAGTTTAGAAGCTGATACAATAACACTAGAGCATAGCAGAAGCGCCAGCAGAAGAGACAGCCGACGCCGGACCGATCCGGATGCCGAAAGACCTGCCGACGGGAGCCGAAAAGGGTCGAAAAACCGCCGGCGGCGGGGCCGATCCGAGACCGCCGGGAGGCGGTCGAAGGTACTTCCAGAGGCGTGCGGCCCTGCGGGGCGAGGAAGGCGCAGCATTTCCGGCTATAGAGAAGAAAAAAACAGGCCACTTCCTTCCGCTTTCACCGGACCGGAGACAAGCAAAAATGAATGGATTTTCTTTTCATTATATGGGCGAGAAAAATTGTTTTTAGTATTAAGAGCAAAAGCGGAAGTCAAAACGTGACATTGATTTTTTAAGAGGGCGGAAATGGAAGTAACGCAAAAGACACTTGCCGAGTGTCTGGGAATATCATCAAGACAGATCCGCAACTTGAAGAATCAGGGACTTTTCAAACTGGAAGACGGGGAGAAAAAATACGACCTGCAGAAATGCGTACAAGAGTACATCAATTTCAAGGTTGACGCGGAGACCGGACGCAAAGCCTTTATAGACAAAGAGAAGGTTGCAGCAGAGCACGAAGAAATTAAAAAACAGATTGCAATGCTCAAACTCCGGAAGCTGCGGAGAGAAACACACGAAGCGTCAGACGTTGAAGCGTACTTGACATCCATGCTTACAGCGTTCAAGAACAGGCTAGAGACATTACCGGCAAAGGCAGCAATGCAGGTTGTCGGAATGAAAGACATAAATGAAATCATCAAGGCTTTGAAAACATGCGTGAATGAGTCATTGAACGAATTGTCCGAATATGATCCGGACGAAATAGACGGGATGGCAGCAGGAACGTATGAAGAGGACCTTGAAGATATAGAGGATGAAGACAGCGAGGAAGAAGATAACGAAGAATGAGCCGAAAGAGATCCCGCGACAAAACAGCGGCACTTTTCCGGAGGGTGATTCAGAAAACACTCAAAGTCGAAAAGCAGGAAACGGTTTCGGAATGGGCCGAAAAAAACAGAGTGCTGGACGATTCAAACGCACTAGCAGGTAGATGGTCTAATCTGGTAACGCCGTATCTTGTAGAGATCATGAATACGTTCAATGATCCATATATCCGGAGAGTCTATATGTGCAAAGGAACACAGTTAGGCGGTACGGAAGCAATACAAAATATCATCTTCTATTCGATGGATACGCAGCCGGCACCGGCAATGATGGTTTATCCGTCGGATGATTTAGCAAAGAACATAAGCAACGACAGATTACAGCCGGCTATCCGGTTGATGCCGAAGATTGCAGCGAGATTCCGTGAAACGAAGTCAAGTGTTTTAGATCTTCAATTCACGAACATGAAGCTTTATCTACGGGGTGCGGGGTCCCCGTCGAAGCTTGCCAGCAATCATATACGATATTTGTTTTTTGATGAAATAGACAAATTCCCGCCGGCTTCCGGAAAAGAAGCTAGTCCGTATGACCTTGCAGTAGAAAGAACAAAAACTTTCAGACCGCAAGAGAAAATATATGCAGTGTCTACACCGACACTACGCAAAAATTTTATTTGGAACCTTACAGAGAACGCAGATGAAGTAAAGCATTACTTCGTGAAATGTCCTAAGTGCGGTTCGGAAATCGAATTGAAATGGAAACAGATAAAGTTCGATGATGATCACGACGGGACATTATCAAATCACGAAAGAGCTGCCACTGCTGAATATTGTTGCCAGGAATGCGGATGCATCATTGAAGACTCTGACAAGCCGGAGATGCTAAGAAACGGTGAATGGAAGACAGTAAAGAAACGCGGAGTAGGAAAGGCGAAAAGCGTAGGCTACTGGATAAATTCTCTTTATAGCGTTTTCCTTACGTGGGCCGATATAGCAGAAGAATTTCTCGATGATAAAGACGATCCGGAGAAGCTGCAGAATTTTGTAAATAGCTGGCTTGCAGAGCCGTGGGAAGATACACAGCTAAAGACAAATGAAGATATGGTCCGGGAACGTCAGACATCGTTACCGGAGTTCACTGTACCGGAATGGGCGAAAATGCTGACAGGCGGAGTCGATGTGCAGGAGACATCTTTCTATTACACAATTAGAGCGTGGGGAGATTATAGCACATCACAGAACATAACACATGGTCAGGTGCTATCTTTTCAGGACATTGAAGAGATAATGAACCTAGATTACCGGAAAGAGAACGGAGAACCGATGCAGGTTAGGTTGTGCCTGGTAGATTCCGGATATCAACCGGATGCAACATACGATTTCTGCATCAACAATTCAGACTGGGCTTTACCATGTAAAGGCGCATCAAACCAGATGTACGACCGATTCAAGATATCAAAGATTGACAAGAAAGATTCAAAAGCTTACGGAATGGCACTTGTGATCATTGATACCGATAAGGTCAAGGATTCCATTGCAAACCGTATGAGGCGGGAGAACGGAACCGGGTCTTGGATGGTATACAACGGGATTGATGATAGATACTGCCAGATGGTGACAGCAGAGCAGAAAGTAACAGAGAGAACAAAGCGAGGCGTCATTACACATTGGGCGCCGAAGCAGTCTCATATAGATAACCATTACTTAGATACCGAAGTGTATTCGATGGTAGCGGCTGAAATGTGCGGAGTGAGAACGATGCACTTGGAATCAATTAACAATCAGGACGGTCCTCAGGACAAGCCGCAAAACAATACAGAAGACGAGAACAGAGCTACGATTCCGGGACCGTCTTGGATTTCAAACGACAGCTTAAAGGATTGGACGAATGGATAGTACAGGTTTTGAAACACCAAAAGAACAGCTTGCAGTTGTCAACGCAGCAATACAGACAATCCTTGCAGGCGGTCAGTCATACCAGATTGGTACTAGAAAAGTAACGAGGGCAGATCTTGCACAGCTTCGAAAGATGCAGCAGGAACTTATGTCCGAAGTGAATGCATCGACAAGCAGCAATCTTTTGGAAAATACAGTAGTCGGAATATTCCAGGGGCGATAAATGGCAAATTGGATTGATAATTTAATAGGCTTTATATCGCCGGAAGCAGGATATAAGCGCGAAGCATATAGAAACGCATTGAATGCTATGCGTTCCTACGATGCCGGTAACTATCGCGGAAGCAATCAGAACTGGCATGCCGTCATTGAGTCTGCAGAGTCCGAGGAATCATGGAACCGAGATACGGTAAGAGCAAGAGCAAGAGACCTTGAACGGAATTCGGATATTATGAATTCTATCATTTCTCCATTTGTGAGAAATGTATACGGACAGGGATATAAGCTGAAAGCTCACACCGGAGACGATGGAACAAATGCAGAATTAGAAAAACTCTGGAAGAAGTGGAATAAAAAACAGAATTGTGACGTTACCGGAAGACAGTCTTTCAACGAGATGATGCGTACAGCAGTCCGACGAAAGAAGGTAGACGGAGGAATCATTTTTCTGAAGTGCTATACATCGGGAGGCCTTGTACCGTACAAGCTTCAGATGCTTGAAGTAGACGAGTTGGATCCGATGCAGACAGCGCCGCATTTCGATGGAGATAGAGTCATAAACGGAATCGAATATAACCAGTTTAATAAACCGATGGGGTATTGGTTCCGTAAATATGATATCAGCGGATATACAACGCTGAATTCAGAATTTCATGAAGCTAAAGACGTAATCTTTATCTATTCGCTAAAGAGACCATCACAGGCGCGGGAATTCTCCGATATGGCGCAGACGATAACAAGAGTCCGCGATATCAACGAGTTTGTAAATGCCGTTTCCGTAAAGGAACGAGTGCTTGCATGCTTGTCAGTATTCATCAAAAGAGCATTACCGCCGGCGAATGGTGGAATGTACGGACGCGGAGGAAATGCACCGCAATCCGATGAACGATATCAGGGGAAGACACTTGTGCCTGGAATGATCAATTATCTGTCTCCGGGTGATGAAGTGCAAAGCGTAGTTCCAAACGGTCAAGCCGTGGAAGCTACAGGCTTTATCAAACAGCAGACAAGAATGGCAGGAGCCGGACAGGGACTTTCATACGAAGCCACCAGCCGGGATATGTCGGAATCAAATTACAGCTCTGCACGGCAGGGATCCATTGAGGATGATACGACATACGACGAGGAAAAAGAGCTTTTCTTAGAGGCAATGGATGAAATCTATGAAGACTTCATCATAAGCTGCGTACTGAAAGGAAAAATCATCCTGAAAGATTTTTGGGATGATAAAGATAAATACTTCAACCATGAATGGATAAAGAGACCGAAGAAGTGGATCGACCCGGCGAAGGAAGCAAACGCCGACAAGATTGCACTGGAAATCGGAGAAAAGACTTTCGCAGATCTTGCAGCAGAGCGCGGAAAAGACTGGAGAGAACAGATCGACGAGCTTGCGGAGATTCAGCAATATGCAAAGTCAAAAGGTGTAAATCTTACAGGGGGATTAAATGACACGGCAGCAGGAAAAGACAGAGGCAATGCGTAAAAGCCTTGAAAGAACCCTTGCCATTAAGACACGGGAGATAGACGAGAAGACACGGACAGTGGATCTTTCGTTTAGTTCCGAGGAACCATACGATAGATGGTGGGGGACGGAGATTCTGGATCATTCCGAAGGATGTTGCGACCTGACAAGGCTGAACGAAATCGGATGTCTACTTTACAACCATAACCGGGACAAGGTTATCGGACAGATTCTTTCTGCAAGCATCGAAGACAACAGAGGTATTGCAAAGGTTCGTTTCGATGAAGATGCAGAATCGGACGTTATTTTCCAGAAGGTAAAGTCCGGATCATTAAAAGGTGTATCAGTTGGGTACATCGTAGAAAACTGGGAGTCAGTGGCGGCAGACAAGAAGTCTTTAGATGGAAGGTTTACCGGCCCTTGCGATATAGCAAAGAAATGGATGCCTTACGAAATCTCTATCGTGTCGATTCCGGCGGACGCGACAGTAGGAGTCGGAAGGTCACAGGAAGAGCAGGGGAGCAGCATTGCACTCTATGAAAAACAGTTACTCATCAATAAAGAATCCATGGAGGAATTTCAAAGATGAAAACAAGAGAAGAAATCCTAAAGCGTCAGCAGGAGATTCTTGATACGGCAAAGGCCGCAAAGAGAGACCTTACTGCAGACGAGCAGAAGGAATTCGACGAGCTGACAGCAGCGTTAAAGGCTCTTGATGCACAGAAGCCGGCACAGCCGGAAGCAACGAAGCCTGAAGACAATACAAAGGCTATCGAAGCAGAGAGAACAAGAGCAGCGGAAATCACGAAGATTTGCCGCGAACATGACATGGATGCAGATTCTTTCATCCGCGACGGTGCAACCGTTGAGCAGGTCAGAAAGATGGCAGACATGCTTGAAAAGATGGTACAGAGCAGACAGCCGGTTACCGGTGTAAAAGTAACACAGGATGAAGGCGATAAGTTCAGAGCTGCAGCATCCGACGGTCTTATCATGAGATCCGGAGCATACAACATTGAGAAGCCGGCAGAAGGCGCTACATCTGCACGTAACTGGAGTCTGAGAGACCTTGCAAAAGAATGCCTTGTACGGTCCGGAGAGAAGACAGACGCAGAAGTACGGAACATGGATGCCGACGAGCTTTTCAGCGAGGTTATGCAGAGACAGGCTTTCAATCCGTCTGCAGCATTTCCAGCTATTCTTGATACGACTATCAGAAAGACAGTCGTTGAGCTGTACAAGCTAATGCCTACTACATTCCAGCTCTGGACAACGAAGGGATCTAAGCAGGACTTCAAGGAAGACACAGACCATGAGTATGTGATCAACACACTTGGAGACCTTGACGAGATTCCGGAGAACGGCGAGTTAAAGAACGAAGTACCAGAGACGAAGCTTCTCCCGCAGAGCAAGCTGAAGACTTATGGTAAGCAGTTTACTATGACAAGACAGGCATTCATCAATGATGATATCGGTCTTGTTACACGGCTTCCTGGCATCTATGCAAGCAAGGCAAAGGACACGCTTGATAATCTTTGCTATCACATCCTGATGGATAATGCAAAGATTTTCGATGGAAAGACACTTTTCCATGCTGATCATGCAAACATTGCCGCAACTGCAGACGTTCCGACAGAAGCAACGATGGAAGAAATCATCACAACCATGATGACACAGAAGGACCAGTTCGGCAATCCGATTACGGTAGTGCCGAGATTCGTACTCACGGCACCGCAGTTCCAGTTTGCCGTTTGGAAGCTTCTTCATTCCGCACAGGTAGCAGGAACAGACTACAACGACGCTAACCCGCTTGTAAGTATGGGTCTGCAGCCGATTGTAACGCCAAAGATTGCTGCATTCGCAGGAACAGGCAAGGCAGTTCCTTGGTTCATGGTAGCGGATCCGATGTCCGCAAAGTGCATTGGCGTTGATTACCTCAACGGTAACGAGATGCCGACCATCCGACGTATGGAGGCGCCGGGCGTTCTCGGTTTCACATGGGATGTTTGGATTGATGCAGCCGTATGGGTAAGAGACTTCCGCGGCATTACAAAGAATCCTGGCAAGACAGCCTGATAGGAGGAAACTATGGGATATAGCTATTTACAGCGCGGTGAGTCTATGAACTGGACGAACTCCGGAGATACAAAGGTATCTGCAGGCGAAGTAGTGAAATTCGGTAAGCACATCGGTATTGCCGGTGCGGATATTGATCCGGGCGAAATCGGAGCACTTGAAGTCGAAGGCGTTTTCGAACTTCCGTATGCAGACGCTAAAGAGCTTGCTGCAGGAACAGACGTTTATTACGGAGACAAGGGTATCACTGCTACAGCAGGTGATACCACAGTCCCGGCAGGATATGTGTTCAAGGCAGCGGCAGCAGGCGATACAACTATCGCCGTAAAGATCGGTTAATATGCTTAGAGCAAAGCAGAGAATCACCGTAGGAAATTATACATACCGTCCGGGAGACTATCTCCCGGACACGGATGATAAAGAAGCTTGGCTGGAATCAGGAGCCGCTTTCGAAGAGACAGAGCCGGAGGAAGAAAAACCAAAAGCAAAGCCACTCACAGCAAGAAAAGGACTTCCGGGGAAAGCAAGCAATCATTCCGACGGTGAAGATCTTATCGGAAGATTACCAGCCAGGAGAAAGAAAAAATGACTTTCAAAGATGCTGCTTACAAAGATATATCGAATGTGTTCATGAACGAAACAGAATTCGGAGAATGGCACACAATCAACGGTAAGAAAATGCTTATCGTCGTAGATGCAAACGAAGTCGAGGAACGAGGAAAAAAGCAGTTTGAACACTCACGAATCGACGGTTTATATGAAGATAACATTTTGATCTATGTACCGCGTACAACTTTCGGAGAGCAGCCAGTCAGAGGAAGAACATTATTTCTTGACGGATCACAATATAAAGTAACGGATTCAAGAGACGAAGGCGGAGTATACAGCATCACTTTGAAGAGATACGGACATGAGTAACGTCGTAAGCCATGGAATAAAAATTGAGCTTGATAAAAAACAATACAATGCAATCGTCGCCGCAATGAACAACATCAACGGAAGATCAGCAGAGTTTGTTATATCGCATGGATCCAACACAGCAGCGAAGAAGATACAGAAGCTTTTATCTAATCAGGTAAAAGGCGTTTATCAGGCACCATGGGCAGCAGGCGTTTATGGAAGATCGAGCATCACAAAAGGAAATGTACGGAATGTTGGAGCCGTAATTCATTTCAAATCAGAGCTGCCAGACATTACAAAATTCAAATATCATCCGGCGTCAACACCGACGATATTTGCGAAGAATCCGCCATACAAGCTTCATAAGCTGCAGGTGAGAAAATCGCCTGGAAGCAAAGAAAGAATCACGATCTATAGAATGCTTGGACCGCAGAAGAAATACAATGTTTCTATTTCACAACTGAAAGGAAGTACAAGACATCTGCAGAATGCATTCGTAACACAATTTGACAGCGGACATATCGCAGTAGGATTCAGAAACAAGCAGGGAACGACCAGAAAAAAATACAATGGTAGGTTGCCTATTACAAAGGTTTTGGGTTCGTCAGATATGATCATGGCATCGAATGAAAAGACTTATGGAGCCGTAGAACAGGACATTGAACAGATTGTGCTTAATGAAGTGATGGCACAGTTTAACAAAGCAATGAGCAAAGTCACATCATGAGTGAAGCAGGAAATACAATATATCATTGCCAGATGGCATTGATAGAGGAATTGAAGAAGATTACGGAGAATATGCGTTTTCCTAATCCGAAGTCAGACGAGCTTATACCGATCAAGGTATACGGTCAGAGATTACCGATACCGACGAAAGATTTATCGGAATTCTCGGAAGACACCAACACCGAAACGACGGACTTTATAGGAGATCAGGTTGAAGATCCTATACTTGATTGCCCTTGGATTAAAACAATGGTAGCAAGCGGAGACATCGAAGGACCGGACAAGTTTCATCGGGTACAGTTCGCAATCGTTATAGGCGTGTTTGACGATAGGTCAGACAATGCAGGATCCGGAGACTTCATCAACATTGTGGATGTTATCAAAGACAGATTCATTCAGAACCCGTTGCTTGATAATCAATATAACAACCCTGGCATTTTCCATTGGGAAATAGAGAATGATCAGGACACATTCCCTTTTACATACGGCGCTCTTGTCACGTACTTTGACATCCGGACGCCACGGAGGTTAAGCGAATATACATGAGCAGGAAAACCGCGCCGGCAAAAACGTCGGCAAATAAGGTACTGGAAAAAGAAGAACAGTACATGTACATCGGTCCGGGATTCCGGGGCATTGCACACGGACAGCTCTATATCGGGGACATCCCGCAGTACATGAAAGACAACATTGCAAAGCTTCCGGCTATCGGAGGATTGATCATACCATCTTCGCAGTTCGCGGAGGCAAGCAAGAAATTACAAGACAAAGATTCTAATTTGGCAATGCTTTACAGATATGTAGAGCATGCAAAGAGAGGAGATTGATTACATGTCGTACAATCATCGAATTGCAACGCGGGAGCAGGAAACAGCATTAACCGTCCCGCAGACATCTGATGCCGGACTCCGTGTTATCGTCGGTACGGCGCCGATCAACCTTGCAGCGGATCCGTCAGCAGCGGTGAACAAGCCGGTACTGGTAAACAGCTTCGCAGAAGGCGTAGAAGCGCTCGGCTATTCATCGGATTTCAGAAGCTACACGATCAGTGAGCTTATGGACTATACATTCCGTGTAAAGAATGTAGGGCCGATCATCTGTATCAATGTACTGGATCCTGCAAAGCACAAGAAGGACCTTGCAGAATCTCTTACGGTTACATCGAACAAGGCAACGATTTCGGAAGAAGGTGTTATGCTTTCAGATCTAGTTGTGAAGAACGGTGAAACCATTCTGGAGAAAGGCACAGATTACGTCGCAGCATTCAACGACGCAGGCGGCGTAGATATCACGCTTCTTAAAGACGGTGTGTCAGAGATTTCCGTTTCCGGTACACAGCTCGACCCATCGCAGGTAACAAAGGAAGATATCATCGGCGGCTACAATGCATCGACCGGAGAAGAAAAAGGAATTGAAGTTATCCGCCAGGTATATCCGAAACTCGGTATGGTTCCGGGAATTCTTCTTGCACCGAAGTGGTCTTCCGATGCTACAGTTTGTGCAGCACTCGCGGCAAAGTGCGAAGAGCTTAACGGACTTTTCCCTTGCGAATGTGCTATTGATATCGACACGACCAAAGCAAAGAAGTACACAGACCTGAAGGAAACTAAGGAAGGAATGGGGATCACATCCGCACATGCTATTCTCTGCTGGCCTATGGGTAAGCTGGGAGACAAGGCATACGATTGCTCCGTAGTATGGGCTACAGTGGCAGCAGCTACCGACGCCGATCATGGAGACGTACCGTATAAGTCCCCGTCGAACGAAGACACAGGGCTTTCTGCTGCAGTGCTTGCAGACGGTACGGAAGTGCTTCTCGACATTCCGCAGGCAGAAACCGTGAACTCTTACGGCATTGTCACTCTGATGAATGACAACGGTTACAAGACATGGGGAAATAACACGGCAGCATATCCGGGCGTTACGGATCCGAAGGACAGATGGATTGCCGTAAAGCGTATGTTCTCATGGTATCGTAAGCATTTCATTCTTACATACAAGGCAAAGGTGGATGATCCGATTTCACCGCGTCTTACAGAGGCATTTGTTACGTCAGAGAATATGTATCTGAATTCTCTCACAAAGGCCGGAAGCATTGCAGGCGGTAAGCTTGTATATGACCCGGACGAGAACCCGGTTACAAACATTCTCAATGGTCACATCATTTTCCACACATACATCGGCTTCTTTACTCCTGCAGAGTTTATCGAAGACCTTGTGGAGTTTGATCCTACTATTCTGCAGACTGTTTTAGGAGGGTAAGTAAATGCCTAAGATTACAGATCAGAAAGTTGTTCCGGAAGTCATTAACGATTTCAACTGCTACAACTCCGATGGAAACAGACTTGTCGGTATGACAGCATCCGTAAAGATTGCACAGGTACAGACGCTTAAAGCAACCATTTCCGGCGCTGGTATCGGCGGTGAGTATGAAACTCCGGTAGTAGGGCATACGTCCTCTATTTCGCAGGAGATCCCGTTCAAATCGATCACTTCCGAATACTTAGACTACATGGATCACAGCGTAGTGAAGGGCGTAACGCTTAGAGGTGCTTTCCAGTGCCTTGATGCATCGACCGGAAACACGTTCATGTGTCCGCTGGTTTATGAGGTTCGCGGTAAGACGAAAGACGTTGACCCTGGCACCGTTGAGAAGGGAAACCCGATGAACGGAAATCTTACTTTCGAAGCTCTTTACCTGAAACTCACAGTAGACGGTACTGTTATCTATGAGATCGACAAGCTGAACAACATTTTCATGGTGAACGGCAAGGACCTCATGGAAGAAGTACGGAACATGTGCTGATAGGAAATAGAACATGGAAGAAGAGAAAAAGAAGGCGGTGGAGGAATCCACCGCCAAAACCGAAAATGTAGAAAATTCAGAAAAGGAAGAAGATTATAAGCTCCCTGATATTTCATTGCAACTTGAACAGACATTGGAATTTGAAGGGAAGTCTTACGATAAGATTGATCTGAACGGTCTTTATAATCTCTCACTTAGAGACATTTCGGAAGTACAGCAGCAGATGGTACGGAACAATGTTTATTCCGGATTTGAAAATTCTGTACTGTATTATGCTTTTATCGCAGCGAATGTAAACCACATGCCGTATGAATGGCTTGATAAGCTGGATGCAAGAGACGCAACACGCTTGCAGGTAATGGTGAGAGCTTTTTTATTCGCGAGGGTATAGCCCCTGAAAACATAAGAGACTTAAAGAAGCTCACCGCGAAAGCATCAATTCTATCAGGAACCGGTCTTGAATTTTTCTACGATCTCCCGTTTAGACAGCTTTGGGAATGGCTGAACATCATCCCGGAAGCTATTTCAGAACTGAACAAGGCAAGGAAATAAAAAATGTCGAACAAGAAGGAATACGAATTAGCGGTACGAATTGCCGGAATATTGGATAGCTCGCTTGATAAAAGTGTGCTCCATACGAAAAGACAGCTCATGGATATTGCAAACACGGCTGTCAAGGCAACTGAAGCCACAAATTCTATTCCGCTTGCTACCAGACTGAAGAACATGGATCCGCTGATCAACGGAGCATGGAACGGATTGAAGAAAGTAGCTGCAGTAGGAGCCGCAGCATTTACGGCAGCAGGAACGGCAGCGGTAGTAGCCGGAAAGCAGGCAGTAGATACCGGAGAAGATTTCGAAAAAGCTATGTCTTCATGGAAAGCCACAGCATCCGCAACGGAGACAGAATACAAAATAGCAAAAGATGCCGCAATGGAGACCGGACGAACAACAACGAAAACTGCTACAGAATCCGCAAACGCATTGGAATACATGGCACTTGCAGGATGGAATGTACAGGATTCAGTAAAGGCACTTCCGGGAGTTTTGCATCTTTCTGAATCGACCGGACTAGATCTTGCGGAAACATCGTCACTTGTAACGGACTCGATGGCAGCGCTCGGCGTTCAGATGGATAGCACCGGAAAAGACTTCAATCACTATCTTGACGTAGCTGCTAAAGCGAACAACAGCTCCAACCAGACTGCTGAACAGCTCATGACAGCCTATATCAAAACAGGCGGTGTGCTAAAATCTTTAAGAATACCCGTAGAGGAATCGGCAGCCGCTTTCGGTATCATGGCGAACCGTGGATTGAAGGCGGAGGAAGCCGGTACTGCAATGAGAGCAGTGCTTATCAATCTGACAACCGGAGCAGGAAAAGCCGGAAAAATGATGGATAAGCTTGGAATATCCGCTTTTGATTCACAGGGAAACTTCAAAGGATTAAAAGCAGTCCTTGAAGAAGTCAACCAGAAAACAAAGGATATGACAGAAGAGGAACGAAATGCAGCATACTCCGCACTCGGAGGAAAACGGCATATCGCGGCCCTTACTGATCTTATGGACGGTCTCAATCGAACCGCTAAAGATGGAAAATCGGAATGGGACAGCCTGCAGGATTCTCTTGAAAATTCAGCCGGAGCACTGGAAAAGATGGCAGCCACAAAGATGGATAACCTTTGGGGCGATACACAGATTCTTAACTCCGCTTTACAGGACACCGGAATAAGAATCTATGACAGCTTACGGGATCCATTAAGAGACGCAGCACAGGAACTCACACAGCTTGTTCATAAAGGCGGAGACCTGGCAGATACATTCCAGACCAAATATCCGACGATTAAGAGAATGATAAAGGATGCAGCAGGGGACGTTGAAAATATTGCTGAACCACTTATTAACCTTGGAAAATCTCTGATATTTGATCCTAAAGCGCTTATACCATTACAAACCATAGTAGGCCAGATTGTATTATTGAAGGGAGCAAGTACAGGACTTCACGCACTTGACACTATAGGAAAATTTGTAAAAGGAATAGGCGGACCGAAAGCAGCAATAGCGGCAGCAGGATTAACGCTTCTTGCTTCAGGAGTTGTAGCAATTCATACAGCCATGAAGCGTGTAGCGGAAGATAATGCAGCGCAGAACATGCAGGACCATTTTGGAACCGTCACGCTCACACTGCAGGAATTAAACGATGCTGCTGAAAAGATCATGGGAGAAGACACTATCCAGAGACTTTCAGACTTCACAGACTCATTTGCAGATTTGTCGAAGCAGAATGTACAGCTTGGAGATCTTCACGCAACAGTCAACAAGATTATTTGGAAAGTAGAAAACGGATTTGAGCTATCCGATGAAGATAAACAAACTCTTGGAGATTCAATCAATCAGATTATTGCAGATAGTTTATCTCTAGTAGAGCAGGGAGATTATACAGCACAACAGTCGGTTGATGCACTATTCGGAGCAGACAGCATTATAGGGCAAGGTTTAATTGCCGGATTTAACCAGACATATAATACGCTGCACGGGCAGGTTGAAGATCTAGGAAAACAGCTTGGAGATGCGTACAGCAGCGCTATAGAAGATGGCGTGCTGAATCCTGATAAGCTTGATACAAACACGATCATGCAGCTGGAGCAGAAGCTACAGCACATTACCGATGAAGTAGCAAACGCACAGTCAAAGGCAAAAGTTGACATGGTACTTAATAAGTATCAAGGGCAGGATTTAACAAGCGAAACATTTCAAAATCTGCAGCAGGAGCTAGGAGAAATTCAACAGACAGAACTAGACCAGGCACAGCAGGCGGCAGAATATGGATTAAGTGCTGTTGAACTTGGAAAGAGTAACGGTACATATCGTTCACAGGATGAATACGAAGCCGAAAAGAAGAAGGTGCAGGATCAGTATCAAAAGAGAGTCGAAGACATCACGACAAGAGGAACGAGCTGGGAAACAAACCGGATAATTTCAAACTACCAGCCGGATGTAGATACAGTTACACAGGGACTTCCGGATATTGTGAAACAGGCTTTACTCAATGCAAATACTGAATTTGGAGTATCAGGAAACGGATATAAAGCAAACCAGGCATACGAAAGCACTATTGAAGATTATTTCAAGAATTTTGGAAAGAAGAACCCGGAAACGAGGGACGCGATAAACAATTTCTTGAAAGAAATGGAACCGCAGACAGAACAGCTTGAAGAGCTTTACCAGTCGTATGTAGATGCCGGAGAAAAAGTACCTGAAAAGATTCTTAAAGGTATGTCAAACGTCAATCTTCTTAAAGCGATGGGCGGTGATGAAAATGCAATGCTTGAATACATTGCAGAGAATCTCACAAATGATCAGAACCTTGCGGATTTCTATAGAAGGTTGAGACTCAAAGGCGTGATGTTCGGAAACAAACTTGTAGAAGGCATCGCAGATCCTACAAACCTTGATGAAACGAGAAATGCACTTTACAACAAAATCAATAATGCACTTGCAAATCCATACACGGTTGATGCAGAAGTGCTTATCAATCTAAAACCGACAGTAACTAATACACCAGCTTCAGATCAGGTATCAAGTAAGTCTTTGATGGCGCAGGCTGCAGAACAGACTATTAGAGAATATAGCGGAAAGACGGGACTAACAATCACGAAGAAGGCAGCAGGCGGTATCGTGGGAGCACCAGAGTTCGACTTGATAGGTGAGGCAGGATATCCGGAAGCAATCATACCGATTAACCAGTCACAGAGGGCCGCAAGCCTTTATGAACAGACGGGAGCACTTCTACAGTCTGCAGGGAATACGGTAAATTCTGATAATTCAAGCCGGTCAATTACATTTGCACCGAATATAAACATTGCCGGTAATGCATCACAGAGCGAAGTAATGTCGGCAACCCGCGCAAGCTTTGATGAATTCAAACGTATGATGGCACAGTATGAAAGAGAAAATGTGAGACTTGCATTATGAAGACTTACACGACGATAGCCGGGGACACCTGGGACATCATTGCATATAAAGTATACGGTGATGATAAAGATTTCGAAAGAATCATGGACGCTAATCTTTCTCATATTGATACCCTCCTTTTCTCCGCCGGTGTGAAACTGAATATACCGACGGAGGATGAAAGCAACACGACAGATACCGAAGAAGTAGACAGCGACGCGGCTTTGTGGAGGGAGTCAATGAATGAGTGAACAATATCCGGGATATGCGAGAACATTCTATTCCGTCCTGAAATACAACGGCGTGGAGCTGGGAGTATCTAAGCAGGTGGAAAGCATTGAATATACGGACAATGCTTCCGGAACGCTGGACCAGATATCCATTACATTGAACGACCGGGACGGAATAGCATGGCAGCCGGAGAAAGGCGCAGATCTTGACGTAACGATTTACCTTGAAAATTGGTTTAACTATGGAGCCGCCACAAAACCGCTGAAATACCATTGCGGTAATTTCGTAGTAGATGATATCACGATCACCGGGAACCCTTGGAAAATGATTGTGAAGGCAGTTTCAGAACCGGCGAATGGAGACTTCAAGAACAAGACAAATACAAAGACCTGGGAAAAGACAACGCTGAAAGCCATTGCAACGGAGTTCCTTGGAAAGTATGGAATGACGAAAATGTATTTCAACGGTCCGGATCAGGCCATTGATTCTATAGAGCAGAGCGATAAGACAGACAGTGCATTCCTGAAAGAAGTATGCGAGAAGTACGGATATGATCTTAAAGTTTACAAAGTCGGTTTCGTAATCTTCAAAGAGGAAGCATACGAAGGAAGCGCGAAGAATTTCTACAGGTTGTACCTTGGAAAAGCGTATGAGATTCCTGATGCAGATTATCCGCTGCATGAGATGCAGCAGAACTACACATGGAATTCTACTCTGCAGGGGACATATACCGGAGCAATTATAAAGTATACGGACCCGAAGACAGGAAAAACGGTTAAATCAAAAGTAGGAAAGACAGAGCCGAAGACATTAACAGTCGGAAGCACTGCAGATCCTACGCGGGTACTTTACATCAATCAGAAAGCGTCGAGCATTGCAGAAGCCGAATTGATTGCAAAGAACAAGGTAAATGCGGAGAACAAAAAGGCCGTGACATTTACAATGTCCCCGGCACTATTTAACCCGTTTATCAATGCATCAAATTGTATTGATGTGAAGAAGTCAGGAAGAATCAACGGAAGATATTTTATAGATACGGTTTCGGTTTCTTACGGATCCGGAGGACTAACGGAAACATTCAAATGTCATAAGGTATTTGAGAGGTTGTAATGGATAGTATTCGTGTCGGTACGGTGTCTAGTGTCAACGCGGCAGCAGGCACCGTGAAAGTATATTACGAAGACCGGGGAGACGGGGCAACGGGAGACATGCCGTATGCATCTTTCGGAGGAATGTACAAGATGCCGAAGAAAGGAGACATGGTTGTTGTTCTCCACCTAGAAAACGGAGCGTCCGCCGGTATCGTAATGGGTGGATTCTGGAACGGAGCGAATAAGCCGCCGATATCCGGAGAAACCGCTTTCTGGATGGATCTTGCAGCCGGAGCTTTCATAAAGGCTATGGGAGGAAACATCACGATTTCGGGAAGTTCTATCACGTTATCGGGAGGCGGAACCATTACCGTAGCAGACATCATAAAGAAACTGGACGATCACGAAAAGAGGATATCAGCATTGGGAGGATGATAAATGGCTATAGGGCGTTTCGGATCCTTAAAATTCAAAGTCAATGGAAGCCAGCAGTTTACATTTTCATCTTTGACAATGGAACAGGGATTAAATATCGCGGAGCATACAACGCCGGGATGGAAGGGACACGCGGAAGTCACAGGAGAAAAGCTTGATGAAGCATCAATGCATGTTGTTCTGATGGTAGAGCTTGGCGTGAGACCTTACGCAATGTATCAGAAAGTCAGAAAGAAAATGCGGTATCGGGAAGTCAATTATCTAATCCTTGGAAATCATAAATTGATGGATCGAAGATGCATTATTTCCGGAATATCAGAAAACTTCAAAACAGTTTTGTGGGATGGTAAAGTGCAGGGACTTGAAATGGATATCAAGTTTAAGGAGTACAACTGATGCAGGAAGAGTACAACATTAAATTTGATTTTGAAGAGGACAAGGAAGAACTTGAACGGATCCGGAAAGACCTGGATACGCTTCTTTCAACCAGACGCGGGAGCCTTGCGACAAACAGAGATTTCGGAATTTCATGGAGCATGCTTTCGGAAACAACACCGGACGCAGAACAGGATTTGATGATAGAACTTATCAATCAGATTGAAAAGTATATACCGGAAGTCACAGTAGAGGAAGTTAATTTCGAAGTTGACAGTATATCCGGAAAACTGATACCGACAATAACGATAGAGAGGAATGATAATTATGGCAGATAGTCTTAAAGCTTTGGAGGATTACCCTGATATCTCCTTTATCGACAATATTACTATTGATGATCTGCAGGCGCAGATGCTTTCATGGTACAAAGAAAAGTATAAAGCAGTGACCGGAAAAGATGCTGTAATGGGAAAAGCTGATGAATGCCGGTTAAGGCTTGAAACGGATGGATATTATATTTTCCTGCTGCTAAAGAAAATTGATTTCACAGGGAAAATGAATCTGCTGAAATATTCAGTAGGAAATTACCTTGAAGAGCTGGGAGCAAACAAAAAGACATCAAGGAAAGCAGCAGCCGCTTCGCTCACAACTATCCGGTATAGTCTGAACGCAGCAAGAACAAGCGCGACACCTATACCATCAGGATCAAGAACAACAGCAGGAGATGAAGTATATTTTGCAACCACTGAATATGCGGAGATCCCGGCTGGAAAAACGTACATTGATGTTACGGCACAATGCAGCATAGAAGGAAAAGACGGGAATAATTATTCAAAAGGTGAGATCAATACAATGGTTGACATCATCCCGTTTATTGATTCAGTAGAAAATATAACAGCACCGGAAAACGGAAGAGATATAGAGACAGACGATGAATTAAAGCAGAGGATCTACCTTGCACCAAATGGGTACACAAATGGAGGTACAGATGGAGCATACGCATGGGAAGCACTGCAGTTTGATCAGACGCTTGCGGATATCAAAGTCTTTTCTGACAGCCCAGATGTTGTTAATGTTGTACCGCTTCTTAATGGAGGAATCATTCCGGGAGACGAATATATCAAGGACATGCAGGCATATCTTTCAGACCATTCACGAAAGATGCTTACAGATAAGGTTTCAGTTGAGAAACCTACCGCCGTAAATTATACGATCAATGCCGCTTACTATATTAACGATTCAGATAAATCAAAAGCGGAGACAATTCAGAGTCTTGTAGACGCATCAGTGCAGGATTATTTAACCTGGCAGCGCGGGAAGCTTGGAAGAGATATAAACCCTGACGAGCTGATTACTCTCATGAAGAATGCCGGAGCAAAAAGAGTAGTCGTATCGCAGCCGGTTTACATGACCACAACACAGAGGCAAGTGGCTATATGTTCTTCCACGAAAGTAACATACGGAGGAATTGAGGATGATTGATCTGAAAGATGGAGAACTTATTGACATCATCCCAAAGGAAAAAGCAGATGCAGATTCACAGGCGAGATCCTATGCGATCAAGAAGGCCATTGAACTGTATGTCGAGAAAGCGTTAAACAAGGCTCTATTATATACATCCATCGACACTATGCCGGAAGATATCCTGGACTATATGGCAGTAGAACTCGACGTTTCTTATTATTCACAGTCTATGGATATAGATATGAAAAGAAGCGTAATTAAGAATGCTATTCCATGGTATATGACAGCCGGAAGCACAAAAGCCGTAGAAGACATGGTGAATGTGATCTTCGGAGGCGGTAAAGTTATCGAATGGTACGATTTCGACACAGACAAAACGCCTGGATATTTCGATATCGAAACGGAAGCAATATCATCCGTAGAATCCTACCAAAGAATAAGCGCAGTTATTAAGAAGGTAAAAAATGCATCTTCACATCTTAGAGAAGTAATAACACGCCATGAAATTGAAGGAAAAGTAGGAATTGAAGTAGTACCATCATTTAACGAAAAGCAGTTTGTTACGAACGACATAAAAGAGAATAATTCAGAAGATCCTCTGAAAATGAAAGCAATAATTGCTTTCACAGATGCCGGGATAATTGAAGACAGCACATTGCTTTTCAAAGAAGAATCCTATAAGGAATTTGAGATATCAAATAAATTGGGAGTTGCATCAGCACAGGATTCTATTTCTGCAATCACGGAGACTACAGAAGAAACAGAAATGGTTCCAGAAATCAATATAGGAATTGCATCAGCACAGGATTCTATTTCTGCAATCACGGAGACTACAGAAGAAACAGAAATGGTTCCAGAAATCAATATAGGAATTGCGGCAGCATTTGACCAGAAAACAATAATACGAGGAGGATAATGATGGCGCTGTTTTCAAGATACGCATTGACAGATAACGGCAAGGCACTTATTGCAAAAAGCCATATAAAAAATACCGGAATCAGCTTCACAAGAGCCGCAACAGGTTCGGGAATATGGGAAGACGGAGAAAATCTGGAAGTAGCTACTAAGCTTAAAAACGAGAAGCAAACATTTCCATTTTCCAGCATACAGGTTATAGCCGGGAACGATTCAACAGTAATTCTGACGGTGGATATCACGAATGAAAAGCTGAATGAATTATATATCCTGAATGAGATGGGAATTTTTGCAACAGATCCGGATAAAGGAGAAATCTTATATGCGATTTCTATTGCAGATTCTAATACCGTTGCAATCCCTGCAAATAATTCAGTTGGCATTTCAGACATTGTTGAAAAGATAACCATTGAAGTGGCAAATGCAAAAGACGTTACCATCGAAACGTCAGGAGCACATGTTACTGCAGACGAGTTTGAAAGTCTTAAAAAGATCGTTAATTTAATCAATGAAGGATTGAGCAAAGGAGAAGCAGGACAATATTTATTCAAGAAATCTGAAAAAGATGCCGATTACGGTTGGGCAGATTCTAATACATGGACTTCTGACAGAAACAGCTTTCCGGAAGAAGGAAGGACAAATGCGATTTATATTGATACAGAATCATCAGAAGTATACGTTTGGAAACTTCTTGTAAGCGGAGAATACGGATATTTCAAGCTGCCTCTAGGAGCAGAGGCTTCGGAAACGTTGCAAAAACAAATAACAGAAAATGCGAATGCTATTGTAAAGATGAATTCCGAAACGACAGAAAATGCGAATGCTATTGTAAAGATGAATTCCGAAACGAAAATTACTGTAAATGTTTCAGATTGGAAGGCTGCAACCGAAAACGGAGTAACAGTATATACAGCTGAAAAGACGTTATCAGGAATGACAGCGGAAACAAATTGCGAGATATGGCCTTATACAATAAGTACTGATGCAGATGCTATAGTTTCCGAAATGGAAGCAAGAGGATTATTTTTCGGACAGGGTAGATCATATTCAGCAGATGGAAAACTTGTTTTGAAATGCTACAAAGAAGCACCATCAGCAGCATTCGGAATACTGTTAAAAGGATTTTCAGGTTAAAGGAGACCGCTTATGGAATTAAAAATGATGGGCGGAGGAGCGCCGGTTGACTACAAAAAAGGAACTGCAATAGCAAGTCATGTTCTAGCATCAGAAAAATTCATTGCAGGTGACAGAGAATTAAAGACCGGAACGATGAAAGATTGTGGGAATTACCAGAACGCTGGAATGGGAGAAGGATCAGACTATTACGCATTCAATAAAGCGCCGGAAGGATACTACCATGCAACAGCAGGAAACGAAAGCTGGGCGCCAGAACTTAGATGTCCTAAAAGCACAGTCAGAAATTATCTTGGAGTTTCAGCCGGATCTATAGCAAAAGGGAAAACTATAGCAGGAATTGCAGGAAATTTCTACGGAAATAAAGCAGCCATCAGCGCCGAAGCAGCAAGAGGATTCGGATCAGACCAGAGAGATGATGGATACGAAGAATCGTTCACGTTGCCGGCGGCAGGGATTGTTTATTATGGAGGATTTTCTGCATGCTATAGAGGATATTCTGGAAACAATACAATATGCGAAATATGGAAAAACAATTCCGTTGTTGATGCAAGAAATATAGATTCATGGAATTGGAACTGGAGAGGAACAATGTTTAATAAGTCATTTACTGCAAATGCCGGAGATAAAATCACAGTAAAGGCTTATGCCAGAAATGGCGTACATGTTATGAGCTGCATTCAAGCAGTAATTGTATATGGTTACTAAGGAGGATTAAATGCTCGAAGTATACAAAATGGTTTTAACGGCATCTGGTCAAGCGCTTCATGCAAAATGTTTAGCCGGTTCATCCGGAATCACATTTACAAAATTTGTTTTAGGCGATGGTACTTATTCAGGGACAGAATCAGTAAGCGATCTTGCAGCAAGAACATCTCTGAAAAACGCAAAGAATGAATTCAAGGTATCAAAAGCAAGCGTTGTAAATAATGCAACATGCAAGCTGGAAATGAATGCTTCAAACCTTGAAATCACTGCAGGCTATTATGTAAGAGAAATTGGCGTTTATGCAAAAGGATCAGATGGAATCGAAATCCTTTATTCTTTAACAGTAGCAAAGCCAGACAAACCGGATTGGATGCCGGCTTATAACGGGGTGGCGCCGGGATCATTACGGTACATTGAATATATTTCCGTAGGTAACGCGGAAAACATCAGCATCAATGTAGATGCAGGCGGTCTTGCTTCACAGGATGATCTTGATTCACTCACTGACAGAGTAGTAGCGCTGGAAGAAGGACAGGCAGGGTGCGTAGGTATCAAGAGAAAGTGCGCCGATGATGGTACGCCGGTATCAAGTACAGCTTGGAGGAGATTCGGCAATACTAAGGGAATGTCTGCAGTATATGCCAGAGGTAATGACGAGATCGAAGATCCGATCATGAAGGTATGGCCTTTTAACCAGCTCAAGCCTTGTGATCTCAACATGGATGGAACCGTAGCAGCTTACATCGGTGATGCAGATTTCGTATGGACCGGAGACGATATTTCTGTAATGCTTGAGATTCCATCAGACATGTATTTTGCGAGATGGTATGCAAAGGATTCTGACGGGCAGAATTGGGAGTACAGAGTATTCTCGGATTCACAGAGATATCCGAACAGCATTTCGATCAAAGAACTGATGAAACGTTCAGACGGAACGAAGACAGATCATTGGTATTTCCCGATTTTCTTTGGCTCGAAGAACTCTAAAGGACATTATGTTTCCGTCTCCGGAGTGGTTCCGCTTTATAATTCGTCGGTAACTGCAGACAGAACAGCAGTAAAAACAAACGGAGATAACTGGCAGATCATCGACAAGTGGGCGTGGGATATCATGGCAAACCTTATCCTTTGCTACTCTGCAGAATCAAATGTAAGAACGACTTTCGGAAGAGGACACGCAGACTGGTATCACACAAAGACTTCACTTCTTGCAGAATCAAACGTGAATAAGATCACGGTTTCAAATGATGCAAACTTTGAAGTAGGACAGACAGTATGTATCGGAACATCCGGAGTCTGGAATGCAAGCGTAGCACAGGATCGGAAGATCACAGAAGTGAAAGCATCAAATACAGCAAACGCCGTTGATATCGTTCTTGATGGAGCTGCATTCACAACAACAACGACATCAACAATCTGGAGATCAGCACCGTTTATCGGTGAGACTACATCAATGGCAAATGCAAACGGTACAGCCGGAGCAAATGACGGTAAGCATGCAGTAAGAACTCTTTGGGTAGAAGACTTCTACGCGACAATGCATACCGGAATTGATGGAATGAACCTGAAATACAATTCAGATTCAGATGCATTGGATGTTTATGTTTGTACAGACCCTTCGAAGTATTCAGACACTTATGACGGGTTCACAAAACTTGATGAATCAATTCCGGTTGGAGATGGTTGGATTAAGAAAGAAGCTTTCAATAAGCATTATCCAACACTTGAATACCCGGTATCGGTAAACAACGGAGCAGGATCAGAAACCTATGAGGCTGCATACAGATGGGCCAACAAGAACGGGCAGCGTCCTTTCGCGGGCGGCAGTTTCGACTGTGGCTCCAGCGACTCGGTCCGTTTTTTGAGCTGCGGCGGCGGCTTCGGGTATGCGTACTGGTCCTCTGCCTCTCGCCCTCTCAAGCGATAAACACCATTTGAGGGGGATTCGGGGGAATCCTCCCCCGAAACTACTTTCTTACTTTTAAACAATAAATTTTATTTGGGATGCAGCGGTGACACATGGGGTGTTCCTTTCGCGGGCGGCAGTTTCAACAATGGCTCAAACGACTCAGTCCGTAATTTGAACTGCAACAACGACTTCGGAAATGCGAACTGGAACTATGCCTCTCGCCCTCTCAAAGCTGGCGGAGAAATCCGGCAGGCAAACGGAGCACGGCTGCATTCCGTTCCACTCGGAAAAAATCCGCCCGATAAATGGCATGGCTTAGTAGCATAGTCGAAACGCTATGAGGGCAGCTTTGAGAGAATGAAACGTGTAGGTTACTTATACGAAAAGATATATGACATCGATAACTGCAGGCAGGCAATCATAGAAGCAGCAGACGATAAAAGAAAGAGAAGAAGAGTAAAATATATCCTTGAACATCTTGACGAATACGCCGGAAAACTAAGCGAGATGATCAAGAACAAGACTTATGAACCTTCACCTTTTGCAGTCCGCTACATCAATGACGGAATTAAACAGAAGAGACGGAGACTTGCGAAACCGGCATTCTGGCCTGATCAGTGCGTACATCATGCAGCAGATAGAGTTGTTGCTCCTATCCTTGAAAAGCACATGTACGAATACTGTACCGGATCCATTAAAGGCCGGGGCGGTGCAATGTCACAAAGGGGAATAGAACTCTACAGGAAAAGATATCCTCAAAAAGCAAAGTATGTCTATAAGAATGACATTCACCATTGCTATGACACCATTCCGCATGAGTGGTGCAAAGAAGTATTGAGAAGATACATCAAGGATGAAGATGTTTTATGGCTATATGGAGTCTTCATAGACGCATATCCTAGATTAGCACAACTGAAAAATGAGCCACAGCTTCCAGAAGACCGGGGCATTCCGGTCGGAACGGATCCAGCAAGGTGGTTATGCAATATTTCTCTTACGGATATAGATTTTGAAGTGAAACAATTCTTGGGAAAAGATTATTTCATGACGCGCTATGTAGATGATACCGTGATATGCGGACCGAACAAAAGAAAACTACGGAAAGCACATCAGATCTATGTGAAGAGACTAGCCGAAAGAGAAATGGAGCTGAAAGACAACTGGCAGATATACAGGCTTGACAGCAGGCCGATAGATTTTGTCGGATACAAATTCTACAAGGACCATACAACCATAAGAAAATCAATTCTGAAACGGATCAAACGAAAGCTCAAGAAGGCAGAGCCGGAGCAGAAAGCATCGTTTTCTACAGCTGCAGGCTTAATGTCTTATATGGGCTGGGTAAAGAATTCAGATTCGCAATACTTCCGGGACAACTACATCAAAGATAAAGTTTCTTTGAAGAAGATAAGAAAGGTGGTTTCTAAACATGAAACAGGAATTCAAAGAAAAACCATCAGCAACGTGGCTGGAAACTCTCAATGCTAAAACCGCGATCATTCATTTTTCGGAGAATATCACAGGAGCAGAGAAAGAGAACCAGGACGGAGAGAAGGAAACATATTACACAGCAGAAACTTATCAGATTGAAGCTGTTAATACTGAAAACCTTCTTGAACGGGTGGAAAAAGACAGAGATATCTGGCTTTCTGCAGCAAAGGAAAAGGAAACAGAGAGCGAAAACCGCACACTCTATCAGAGAGTATCGGACCTTGAAACGACAGTAGATACGCTTGTTGTTTCAAGCTTGATGTAAGGAGGACTCTATGTACGAAACATTAAAGAGACTCTATAACGCAGGACGTTTGAACAAAGCAGGACTCAAAAAAGCCGTGAAGAAAGGCTGGATCACAGAGATTCAGTATGAAGAGATCACAGGCGAGAGCTATGCAAAATAACTTTGCCTGTAATTCATTTAGGGGTGATGGACTCTGCAAGAAAACGTATAAAAGGTGTTCTACATATAAGTGCGATAGATATTATCAGTGCGACGCATGCAGATTTAATCTGTACACTTTATCACAGGAACCATGTGCAAGCTGCTATCTGCAATCTAAACAGACAGCAATACAATATATTTTGAAAGGGAAAATATAGTGAGCCTAAAAGATTTATGGATGATGATTACTATGCATGCATCAGACAATTTGACAGGATGGGCCATAGCCGTTATCGTCCTGGCATCATTCATACAGATTGCACCGATCAAGATAAATCCTTGGACTTGGTTCTGGAAGGCTATTCAAAATGCCTTGGGAATATCGGAATTAAGAAAAGAATTTGAAGAACACGAAGCAAAAAGCGCGAGAACACGGATCCTTAGATTTTCGGACGAGCTTGAAAACAAGATGTGGCATTCCGAAGACATGTTTCAACAGGCGATAGATGATATCGACGAGTACGACAAGTATTGTGAAAAGCATCCGAACTTCAAGAACAACAGAGGAAAAGCTGCAAAAGCTCATATCATGGAAGTCTACCAGGAATGTTTGAAAGAGCACAAATTCACGAAGGAGAAGAAAGATGAACAAGGTCACATGGAACGACATAGCAAGGAAACTTACAAGCCGTAAGTTATGGGTTGCCGTTGCCGGTTTCGTTTCCGGAGTAATGATCTACCGTGGAGCGAGTGAAAGCGAGGCAGCACAGATTTCAGCGCTGATCCTGCAGGGAGCGAGTGTACTTGCCTATTGCATCGGTGAAGGTCTGGCAGATGCCGGAAACAAAACAGAATAAACCGTCAACACGCGGCGATTTAGAATAACAAAATAAAATAAAGTCTAATTCAAAGAAAGGGGGCAAGCCTCTTTAAATGATGAAGACACTGATTACGCCTAATGTGAGCCGGGAGCGTGTTTCCCGGTTCATTCTTTTTATGAGGTGAAGCCATGACTATATCAGACAGCGGTATACGCAAGATAGCATCTTTCGAGGGATGCAGACTGAAAGCATACTGGGACAAAACCGGAAAAGTATGGACCATAGGTTACGGGCATACGGAAGGAGTAAAAGAAGGAGACGTAATAACCGATGAACAGGCTATTACATTCCTAAAATACGACTGCAGAAAAGCAGAGAATTCAGTAAATAAATATAATTATATCTACAAGTGGAACCAGAACGAGTTTGATGCACTTGTATCGTTCACGTTTAATTGTGGAGGCGGGAGCCTGAAAACATTACTTGCTAACGGAACGAGAAGCCGGAAAGAGATTGCAGATAAGCTGCCAGCCTATAACAAATCCGGAGGACAGGTGTTAGCAGGTCTGACACGGAGAAGAAAAGCAGAACAGAAACTTTTCCTCACGCCGGTTGAGACAGTGCCAAAAACGGGATGGATTCAGGACGATAAAGGAAAATGGTATTATCGCAATGCCGACGGTACAAATGTTCATGGATGGAAAAACATAAACCATCATAGATATTTCTTCGATGATAACGGAGAAATGAAAACAGGATGGTTTCAGACGGAAGACGGAGCGTGGTATTATGCACAGCCGTCCGGAGGACTCCAGGGGGCATTGTATCATTCCATCAAAAAAGACGGAAATGAAACAGGCGTAATGGAAATGTGGTATATTGATTCTTGAGGATTCGGAGTTTTACTTGTTTCATTTATCGGGATATGGCAAAAATGAAACATGACCTGCATCAGATAGAGCAAGGGGTGCAGGATAGAGCCGGAGACATGGAAGTTTCCGGCTCTTTTTAATTCAAAAGGTACGTGATACCTCTATCAAGTAGAATTAAAGCAGAATTAAAAACGAATTGACATGAATTAGATTGAAATAGTAATATGGAAATCGTAAAAAATTTGGATGGAATTTAGGATTAATAAAAGAGAAAGCACGTATTTACGCCATCTATGACGATTTTATATTTGGGTTCGATCCCCGGATCTGTCACGACTGGTAAAGTACCGAAAAATCACAAAAAGCAGTTAGAAATGGCTTGAAAACGTGGTTTTTCGGTATTTTTTTGCACCAAAAATCAAAAGTAGAATAAGATATTTTATTCTGAGAATAACAAATTTTATTCAAAAATTTGGATGGAAATTTGGATTAATATTTTGGATGGAGAAGCGGAGAGACCTGAAACGAGATTTCACGCACTTGTACTTAAAAAAGTACAATCTGAAAGAGTGGAGAGAGCCGGAGCAGGCAGCAGGCGTGATAAAATATAAATGATCATCAATAGGTCGCATAAAATCTCCTGAAAAAGCACCGGACATTGAAACAGATGTCCGGTGCTTTTTCTATTGAATCATGAGTTATTTTACGGACGGAATTTCAACCGATCCGGTTTACCATCTTCTTCATGTTGTCTAGTTCCTTTTCCTGCAAAGCATGAGTATAAATACGGCGCATTACATAATCAGACTTCCAGCCGCCCATTTCCATGATGTACTGGTCCGGGATGCCTTCATCATGCGCGACGGAGGCAAAACGATGCCGGAGCTTATGGAGAGAAAAACGCGGCATGCCTAATTTATCTTCCGTCCGGCGGAGATATTGCGAAAGATCAGTAGGAGAAAGCTTGTATATATAGCCTTGCTTCTGAATGAGCGCTGTAAGATCCTTTGAAATTAAAATCTTCCGGGTGCCATTCTCTGTCTTCGCTGAATCTTTTATAACCCATTCCTTTTTATCGTTCATGACAAGATCCTTGTTGATCGTGACAACGCAGGTATCAAAGTCTATATCCGAAAGAGTAAGCGCACAGATTTCACCGCGCCTCATGCCGTACATTGCAAGTCTTACGCCGGCTTCATGAGGATCACCGCGCATTGCTTCGAAAAGTTTTTTAATATCTTCTTCCGTAGGTATATATGGATCCTTGCGCTCTGGCTTCGGCAATGTAGTCTCACAGTGAAAGCCTGGTATCATCATCCGCATGACAGCCGAAACAAGAGAATTCATATTGCGGACCGTCTTCGGAGACCGACCGACGGAAAAAGTATTGATCATGTCCTGAATGTCTACATGCGTGATACTATTAACAGGCTTATTCAAAAAGCTATCAGGGATATAGGATATATAATCCTTGTACCCGCGTATGGTTGCCGGGGATAGTACATTATTTTTTACATTGCAATACTGATTAGCTGCATCACGGAACGACATCTTTGATTTAGACGGGTTCTTATGTTTTTCAATGTACGCGGAAAGTAGCTGATCCGCTTCATTCTTCCGGGGCTTGTAGTCTACAGACATGACATAGACAACACCGTGATACATCTTCCGGAGCTGGTACGCGCCGGATTCCAATTTTCTGATACTTGCCATATTTGACCTCCTAAAAATGAGTACAAAAAATACAGCCATCGAAAGTTTTACTTCGACAATGCTGCATGAAGGTGGTAATATGTAAATGTAGTTTCCAGCTACACAGGTAATACATACTACTACCTCCCGGCGATTCAAAAGACGCAAACTTTTGAACCGCCATTTTTTATTGATCTATTCTATCAATGCTTACAGCAGGGATAGTAATAGGCACATTCATTGAAGACGTATAAGTGATAGTTCCTAATGAAACGCCATAAATTGTAATGGTATCGCCTTCAAGAATCCGCGACGAGACAAGACTTTTATCATAGTCGCAATAAAGAATATTATCATAGTGGCCTTTGGTAGCCAGACGCATTTGCACATCCGAATCACCTTCAAGAATCTGCGCCACATATCCTTTGAATTTTACTTTCTTTCCTTTGTTTTCGTCAGGGTTCCTTGCAAGCTGATCATAAGTAATGCCGGTATCATATCCAACCTTTTCGGCTTCCAAAGACTCAGCAACGGAAGCGGATTCAGATTCCGCAATGGATTGCGACTCTGCCGCTTCACTGGAAGCCTTAATAGATTCAAGCTCTGCCGTTTTAGATTCTGCCTCCAGCTGGGAAAGAGATTCATACGGAGCCATTGACTCTTGATATGCCTGATAATCCTTTTCAAGATTAGAAAGACCTTCGGAAAGACTTTCGTTTTCGGAAGACTTCGCATCGAGATCCGACCGGACACTTTCAAGTTCAGTCTGCAGAGATTCTTTCTCCGCTTCCGCTGTCTGCAGTTCAGCGCTCACAGATTCATAGTCACTCTGCGAAACGCCGGAGCTGCAGCCGGTTAATGCCAGAACAGCAAGACCACATAAGAAATACTTTTTCATATATAACCTCCTTTATTTTATGCGTTTAATGAAGAAACGCCTTCTTTTTCAATGTTCACATCCAGAAGCTTCAAGACATTGTTTTGAGTAATTCTATCTGCGTTTCGGAATGCGATAACAAGATCCTTTTCAATGCCGGAAACCTCAAGAGACTGTTTACTGATTGTTCCTGCAAGTTTAGGAGCATTAAAACCCATAACCCACATAGGATTTAAGCCAAAAGCTTTAGCGATTTGAGCCGATCTTACATTAGATGGAAAGTTTGTGCCTCTTGCATATTGAGAAACAGACGATTTTCCGATACCTACACGGTCGGCAAATTCTTGCTGGCTTCCATTGCAATACTCTGTAATCACTTCAAGTATTCGCTCATGAGATTTTTGTTCATATTCATTAGGACTTCTTTTCATACCGCGCCCCTTTGCTTCATTGATAAGTATATAATAATATTTCCGTCGAAATAGTTCAACAAAAAGTTAAACGAAATTAAACTAAAGTATTGACATATCGGGTTCAAACGATTAGACTCAAAATACAAACAAAAGAAAGGAGGCAAAAATGGTACAGTCAGACTTCACATACGATAAATTAAGAGGAAGAATAGTAGAAAAATTCGGATCTCAAGACGCATTTGCTAAGGCTTTGGGAGTATCAAAGCAGTCAGTTTCAAAGAAGATGAACGGAAAGACAATGTTCGACCAGAGAGATATCTTAGGCTGGTCACAGCTATTAGATATTAATTTGGACGAGATAAGTGCTTTTTATTTTGCCTAAAAAGTTCAATCATTTGAACATGAAAGAAGGAAAACTATGTCTATTTGTAAAGGATGCGGAAAGCCTATCAAGTGGATCAAGACGAAAGCGGGAAAAGCAATGCCGGTCGATCCGGATCCGGTCTGGGTATATGAAGAAGGAAAAGAAAAGTTTGTGACTGATGCCGGAGAAGTAATAACAGGATCAGCGAAAGCGCCAGAAGCAAAAGAAACCGGAGAGATACATACATGTCTCGGCCTTGCTTATGTACCACACTGGAGCACTTGCCCGGCAGCAGGATCTTTCCGAAAGAAATAGCAGGCAGCAGGCGGTAAAACCATGAGCGCGATCATAACCAATCAAGAGAAGGACTTCCGTAAATGGATGGATCATAGGTGTTTTGAATTTGAATGGACGCTGGACGATCTATCGCGGGAATCCGGAGTAGGACATCAGACAATAGTGAATCATCGGAAAGACGGAAACTGGAACATCAAACAGTTTCGGGCAATCTGCAAAGCACTGCAGGCACCGGATGACATCATTATCAAATACATCATAAGGAGATAAAGACATGTTTAGAAAATTTCGTGCAGTTCTGGAAGTAATAGCCGGCGCAGGCGTGATGATGATAGCAGGAACAATCATCATGGGAGCGACCGGAGGAATGTGCAGCGCGGCACTTGTTCTCGGTTTCGGCGGTTTCCTTGTTCTGGGAGACGGAGTGCTCATGTTCGAAGGGAAAGGGTGGGATGATGAACTCTAACAAAGATTTTCAAAAGGTGATCAGAGAAAAAGCCATCCAGGAACGCGACAAAGAAGCGATGAAGGATGTCGAGACGCTGGGAGAGCTTGCACAGAAAATAGCTGATTACGGAAAAGAGAACAATGTCAGGGTAAACCTTACGACATTCAAAGACGGAAGCTTCACAATGCATTTCGGAAAAGATACGCCGGATGAATACAGCCTTGTTAATGGATCTGACGGGCGGGCAGAGCTTATCAGAAGAATGGTGAGCGAACATACCATCATGGAACAGAAAATAGAGGAATATGCAGACTATGAATAACACACCGAAGCTTCCAAAAGGAATTATGAAGATGGAAATAGCAAGCAAAAAAGAAGACACATTAAAAAGACTGATGAAAAGCATGGAGCTTTACAGACAGGGAGAAGCAGCGAACGCGATTGAATTCATTGTATCGCGGGACGGCTTCAACCAGTGCAATTTGTACTACAAGACAGATAAAAACTGCAAAGTCGTAGCTGCCACAGTGCAGGGAGACAAAGTTATCAGGACAGAGATCAAGCATACATTCTTAGAGAAGAAATAATATATCCGCCGGGAGCCTATGACCGCCAGCGTTTCGAACGGTTTCGCCTCCTACTGATTGTGATAAATGATTGCGGTTGATTGATTGCCATTTCCTATATAGAGGGCGGTCATAGGCTTCCGGCGGAGAGATGGAGCGCGGTAAATGCCAGGGAAAAAGAAAAGTATCATACCATTCGACAGAGAAGACATGTGCTATTTGTGCCATTCCTACAAATCGTATGGAAATCCGATGCAGGTGCATCATTGCCTGCATGGTATTTATCGAAAAGCCGCAGACAAATACCGTCTGACGGTTCATCTTTGCGTTAATTGCCATGTTGCATTGCATGACAGGGGAGTAAACGACGAGTCTCTGGAGAGACTTGCACAGAGAACATTCGAAAATCTGTATGGTCACGAAAAATTCATGCAGGTTTTCGGGAAAAGCTGGATCTAAGGAGGTAGCGGATGGAGGAAGAAAAGAAAACCACGTTTCCTAAGACGGGAACATGCCGGTTTTGCGGTCAGCAGATCATGCTTGAATTCGCAAACGAAGATGTTTCACAAGAAACCGTGGATGAAGAAGCCACAAGAAACTGTAAATGCGATGCATCAAGAAGCTGGAGAGACTTTGACAACAATAAACGGGTTGCCATGCAGAAAGTAGACGCGATTCTAGCGGACCAACCACACCGGGCAGCCATTGTAAAGAAATTTATTGATATGGATCTGCAGTGGGATGGAAGCGACGAGGACGCGACGGATACGCTTATCGAGAAAGCACAGTTTGTATTTGATGAATACACTCTGACATTATCTTTAAGCAAATATCTTGTCACCGTGAAGAAAAGAACCGTTAAAGAGGTGAAATTGTGAACAAAGTAATACTTGTAGGAAGACTGACGCGGAAACCTGATATCCGATGGACGCAGGGACAGGAACAGAAATGCATATCACGTTTCACGCTTGCCGTTGACAGAAGAATGAGACGGGACGAAAACAATCCGAACCAGCAGACTGCAGATTTCATTTCATGCGTTGCCTTTGGAAAGACAGCGGAATTCATGGAGAAATACGCGGATCAGGGAACAAAATTCGTTCTTGAAGGGAGGATTCAAACAGGATCCTACACCAACAAAGACGGACAAAAGGTATATACAACGGATGTTGTAGCGGAAAACCTTGAATTTGCAGAATCCAAAGGATCCGGAGACAATGCCGGAAGCCAGAGCAGGCAGCAGGAACAGCCGAAGACGGATAAAGATGGTTTCATGAATATACCCGACGGGGTGGAAGATGAAGGTTTGCCGTTCAATTAAGGGGTGGTCAAAGATGGAAACAATAGGTGATGATTCTTGCTTTGCAATCAATATTGAAAAGGCGAAGGGTTCAAACGTCGTACATTTCGACATCAGGACAGGCGATCCATTCGATATTGCGGATGCTGCCGGGTGCCTGATTGCGGAGATGTACCCGCGCATGAAAGAGAAAGCCATCAAAGAAGCTGGAGCAGAAGCGACGGACCGCGCCATTTTGGAGACGATCACATCAATTATTCTTTCAAGAATACAGGATAGAGGCTATCTGAATGGGAAAATTTAAGACGAGTGATAAAGAACACTGGCAGTGCGAGAAGGACGGAGCAAGGGCAGCCGATCAGATGCACCGACCGGCATACGAAGGTACTTCCATGGAAACGAAGCCGGTAACAGTTGACCGCGAACGGGAACAAAAGCTCATTGAAATGATGCACCGCGAGAAGCTGGAGAAACTAAACCGAAAGAAGGAGAAAGATGATTTACTTTAAGGACAAGAAGGATGCAGTACAGTACATCAACCGTTTTCTTTCGACGATGGTACTTGCGAACATCGACCTGGAAGAAATCAGCACGGAGAAATACAATGCCATGCTTGCATCTATCAAGGATTATCTGGAAACGTTGACAAAATGAAAAGCGTCCGGAATAATCCGGACGCTCTCCAACCAATCAAGCGTAGTCTTCATAAGAAGACTATCTAATTATATCCCATATATGACAAGTTTTCAAGCAGGCCGTGAGCGACCTTTAACCGGTCCATAAAAGGGATTAACTTTAGATAACTTAAAGAATATGAAATACTTACAGATAGAGAGAAAATGCGGAGCTGTCATTGAGGTGACACGATGCATACCGAAAGAGAACAGGAAGACAATACCGAAGGAAAGACGGAGAAAGAAAACGCCGGAGGATATCAAGAAGGCAAATGATCAGCAGGCGAAAGAAAAGATTATCCGGAAGATCAATACGAACTTTCAGCCGGGAGACATATTCGCGGTCCTGACGTATGACCAGAAAGAGAGACCGTCACCGGAGCAGGCAAAGAAGGAACTGCAGAAATTCCTTGCCAGGTTGCGAAGGTATTACCGGAAGGATGGAGCCGAACTGAAGTTTGTATGTGTGACCGAGTATGAGAACAAGGCTATACATCATCACATCATCATCAACAATATGCATTCCGTGAATGGATCCGGGAGCGAATATATTTCTAAATGCTGGAAGCATGAAAACGGTCATGGTGTTGTAAGGTTCCGGTCATTATCCGAGGACGGTTTTTATGCGAAGCTGGGAGAATACATCCTGAAAGAGACGGAAGGCAGCGAAGACCGGAGACAGAAGAACGAGCAGCGGTATACCTGCAGCCGGAACCTGAAGAAGCCGAAGGAAAAACGGATACGGAAAAGCATTAAAGCAGATCAATGGACCGGGGAGCCAAAAGCCAAAGACGGGTATCATATCATAACAGACTATATCTATAACGGGTTTGATCGTTTCGGTTTTCCGTATATGCATTATTACATGGTGAAGGACAAACCGAAACCGGAGGACTGGAAGGACGAGAAGCCTTGTAAAGTACAAGGGAAGACAATCAAGCGGAGAAGGAGAAACAATCCATGAGTTACACAATAAACATAAACGTTTATGGGAGTGCTCATGCATACCATTACGACATGAATTTTAAGGAGCCGAATGGAAAAGAACATCGGATGCAGGGAGAAGAACCGAGAGAAGCAACAGCAAACGGAAACGCTCTTTTTGCATTGACCGAAGCATTGAAGCATATCAGCGGACATCAGATGCTTAATATCATCACGGACAATCAGCAGATTTATATGGCATTCCATGAAGGATGGCTTGTATCCTGGAAGAAAAACGGATGGAAGACAGCCAGAGGAAAAGACGTAAGGAATGCCGGAGAATGGAAAAACGTTGACATGCTTATTTCAAGGCATTCTTACAGGGTAAATTATCCGGCAGGTAATTCATGATAAAGCATAAGTTCGACCATGAAAGAATATTTGCCTTGAATGATGCCGGGTGGAAGCCTGCAGAAATAGCGGAAGACCTGAAATGTACGCCAAAATATGTGTGGGGAGTATTGAGACGGGCAGGAAAGAAACCAAACCGGAGCCATACATACAGAGTAAAGACAAAAGTATCAAGGATCCGTGAAGAATATTTCAGAAAATTTTACAATGCAGGTTATTCCGTTGGCCTCATTGCAAAAATATTCAAGGTCGATAAGAGCGCACTTTACAGCAGAGCCATAACAGCGGGATGGATTGAAGCAGATCCGGAGAATAAAGACCGAAGACAGCCAATCACGCTCATGAAGATATCAAAGAAATACCTGGAAGAATTGCAGGAGAAATACGAAATAGAAAATTGAAGGAGGCAGCAGGTGCTAAGAAGAATATACATTAGCGGACCGATAACCGGAACAACGGACTATAAGCAACGGTTCGAAGAGACCGAAAAGAAACTGAAAGAAACTTTTCCAGATGCCGACATCGTGAACCCGGTAAAAATCACGGAAAGCCTTGAACATTTCACGCATGACGAATATTTGAAGGTATGTATAGCAGCGCTTTCATGTTGCAATATCATTTACATCATGAAGGGATGGAAAAAATCTGCAGGAGCTTGCGAAGAAGTCAAATACGCTATGGAGCATGTATTTATGACGATAGACGAAGAAAAAGTGCTTGAGGAAGTAGAAAGCATGCTAACGCCGGAAAGTAGAAGAGGCAGCAGGCAATGACATTTATTGATTGGTTCGCAGGAATCGGAGGATTTAGATGGCGAGTTGCAAATTGTGGCTATCCTAAAGGCGAAGTGTATACGGATTGATGAGGTGACTGAATGAAATACTGGAAAATGATTAATCGTTATCGGACTAATTATCCATTTTCATGGGAATATAATAGATGGTTAGGTTTATGGATGAAATCAGAATCCAAGTTCTTTGTATCTAAATGAGGTGACGGAATGACAGAATATAAACCATTAACGCCAAGTCTCAGACTTGATATAAATATTGCTTTTGATAAGCAGATTGAGGAACTAAAAACGTGCAAGCCTAATGCATTAGTAAATATACAGATTGAGGGATTGCGGATGTATAAAACACTTATTAATGGATTACCTGACGGGTATCCGATGCCAATTAACAAGTGAGGATAAGGAATGAAAGATATATTACCGTACTCGGGGGAGCCAATAAGTGATGATTTTGAAGGACTTCTCAATCAGTGGTGGAATGCAAAGTACAAGTATCTGCACACACATCTAACGGGACATAAAGTTATTGAGCAACGAGAAGAGGTAAGAATCCTATATGAGCGAATTTTGAGCCTGGTACATATCGCCTAAAGAACAGCGAGGCTGGTATAACCACAGAACAGGCAGAAAGTGAGGAAAGGAATGACGAGAGAACGAATTAAAGATTTCAAGGAAATTGTATTACCGTTTTTTACGAATTATTTACTGAAAGAAAATTATGAAAATCTCGGAAAATCTGACGCAGAGGAATTTGAAAAGGATTTTAAAGAGATTATAGAGTTAGCGGATAAAGCATTAGAGCAACAGCCTTGTGAGGATGCTATCAGCAGAGCGGATGTGGAGCAAACGGTTGAGGATAATATCCTGTATTATACACACAGCGACAGACCGATAGATCAAGACCCTGATACAGAATGCCATATTGCGATAAGGACGGCACTTAGAATGCTGAGAAAAGACCTGAGAAAGTTACCACCTGTCACATCACGATCACTGAATCCCGAAGCAGATAGAGAAGAGAGCAAAGCCTATTGTGCAGAATGCGACCATATCGAAATGTGCAGTTGGTATCCTCATGATGGATGTGAGTGGCTGAAAACAGACCGATACAATGCCGGGTATAATGCAGCTAAAAAAGAGATTGCATTAAGCGGAGAATATGAAAGGGCTTACGAGAGGGGTAAAGCTGACGCACATCCCGACATAAATGATGGGAAGTTATCAGAAATCCCGACAGGCTCAGAAAGTGAGGTGACGGAATGAATGATTTAATCAGCAGACAGGCGGCGATTGAAGCGATTATGGGCGAGCCTACAGACGCGCATTATCCGAGCTGGTATGCGGAACGGCTTGAGCAGTTGCCATCCGCACAGCCAGAACAGCGGTGGATTCCGTGCAGTGAGAGATTGCCGGAGGTGGGCAAGGACGTTATGGTTTGCTACGACTTCAAAGGTCATCGTTCAGTATTGATAGGTGTTTTATATGGCGATGAAAAATTTCACGGATATGATGATGAGTATCTTACCCCAGAAGGACGCAAGTATAGAAAAGCCGTGGCATGGATGCCACTACCAGAGCCGTGGAGAGGTGACAGTATATGCAAATAGATAGTAACAACCTTATACGAAAACTTCCTGCCATGATTCAAGGGAGACGCAAGTTTGCCAAAATCGCAGACGGTGGCGATTATCATATTGGAGCAGTAGACGATTGGTGTCTGACATACAAAGAGGTTGTGCAAGCAATAGAAGATTACTGCGAATATATAGATACTGGAAAGTATAGGCTTTCAGCTCCAATCAACGGCAGTTGGAATGTGATGAATGCTTATCCTTACAAGGAAAGTGATGCAGAGAGGTGAACAGGATGGATGATTTAATCAGCAGGCAGCAGGCGATTGATGCGATAGACCGTCTGGATATACCAGAAGATATGTGCGTGTTCGAGATATTGAGTCATATCGAATTGGAAATCGGCAATTTGCCATCCGCACAGCCAGAACCTCTATCCGATGCCTATACGAAAGCAGTATGGACATGGTTGCTTGAGTACCAGATCAAGGCGACAGAACTAAAAGGCAGATATACACCGTATGAGGTGCTGTCGTGGGTGGCGAATGACTGGAGGAAAGAGCATGAAAGATCTGATTGACAGGCAGGCAACGGAGTAACCGTAAACGTAATCGAAACGATAGCAAAGAAACTGAACTATCCGGAAAAATCGGATAGTTCAAACGAAGAAAAGGAGACAGTATGAAGATTGTATTAGACAAGGGAGCCTATATGCCGGTAAGAGGACATGCGACGGATGCAGGATTAGACATCAGGACACCAGAAGCCTTTACTTTGAAGGCACACGGGCAGCAGGTGATTAAAACTGGATTGCATGTACAGATTCCGGAAGGATATTTCGGAAAGCTGGAAAGCAAAAGCGGATTGAATGTAAATTATAGCGTCGTTTCTTTAGGAGGTGTGATTGATTGCGGCTTCACCGGACAGATCATAGCAAAGCTATATAGCATGTCAGACGAAGATTATCATTTTAACGCCGGCGATAAATTCATACAGATGATCATACAGCCATGCTTAACACCGGAGCTTGAAGTAGTTGACAGCCTGGAAGAAACGGAGCGAGGCAATAGTGGTTTCGGAAGTACAGGGAGATAGAATCATGAGAGAATGGCAGGACATGAGCTATGAAGACTGGAGAAAATACTACGCAGAGAAATACCAGAAAAATTACGACAATTATCAGGACACTGGAGACCAGAAATATTACCGGGAATATGCAAAGTGCGAAGCAATAGTAGATGCATTCAATTTAGCTATTGCATCGTCTGATGATCACAAAGAAATCGGAGCGATTAGAGGGGCCCTTTGCAACCTTGCGGATCTATGCGAACAGGCTATTTATTCGAATAACACGAAAAAACTCAAAGACGCATGCAAACAAATAGTTTCAACTGCAGAGCTTTCAGCCGGGTATAAAAGGAGAATGACAAAATGAACGAATTAATATGCTGCCCGATATGCCGTAGAAACGATGAAATTACAGTCTATCCGCATTTTGCAAGAATAACAGACAGCAAAAGGAGAGCATCATACATAGCATATTGCCCTAGATGCAAAGTAAGTACATGCTTCACGACCGGAGGAAAAACACATACTATCTATGACGCTATAGAAGCATGGAACAGATGCGCTTTTTCACCGTTCACTTACAAAAAAGAAAACGAGACGGAATGAGGCAGCAGGAGTTGAAAATATTATTTATTATTCTGACAATAGCTAACGGATTGATGAGGTGACGGAATGACAAACGAAGAAGCAATAAAAGAACTTAAAATCGTAAGAGAAGATTATTGGGATGAGTATGGCGATCCAATGCCTGCTCTTGATATGGCAATCAAGGCATTAGAGCAACAGCCTTGTGAGGATACTATCAGCAGACAGGCGGCGATTGATGCGGTTAAAAAGCACTATAGAACACATGATAACGATCTGCTTGAATTGATCGCTTTTGACATTGAGCGGTTACCGCCCGCACAGGGAAAACCTTTTAATCTTCCTGAAATCTATATTGCGGATGGTTACGATACTATCGAAGGCGAAGATGGAAATGTCGGATTTGGGGTGTATGTTCCTGATGAAAACCAGATTTATGTTGCAGGAGATGTTGAAGGCGAAATCCGGGCAAGGGCGTTGCTTCACGAAATTTGCCACTGGGTGCAAGCTATGTGCGGCAGATCATTTGATGAGGACGAAGCAAACGAGTTTTCCGATATTGTATACGATGCTTTGCCGTCCGCACAGGCAACGCACGAAGAACGCACGGAAACGCATGCGTGCGATTTAATCAGCAGACAGGCGGCGATTGATGAACTTGACAAAGGCGCATGGGGCGTTGAGTGGGATAAGACACTTGCAAAAACGATGATTGAATCATTGCCATCCGCACAGCCTGAACTGCGGTGGATTCCGTGCAGTGAGCGATTGCCGGAAGAAAAGATCAACCCAAACACGAAAGATTTTGAAAAGGTATTATGCACTACGGTATTTGGGAATGTCAGGGCATACGCATTTGGAACGCCGATTGGAACGAAAGAACCGCACTTTTGGAATGGTCCTGAATGTGTTGATAAATACGTTGTTGCTTGGCAATATATGCCAGAGCCATATCAGGCAGAAAGTGAGGAAGCATGAGAACTGATATTATCGTGGATCCGGAGACCACTGCAGAAGTTTTGCGGAATATAGCGGAGAAGATGCAAAAAGAATCCGAAGAACCAGGCGATTTAATGGACTCTGCAATCGTACAGCAGGCAGCAGGGATTATAGAACATCTGATACCATGCCGGTTATGTAAGCATTATCAATACGAACTCTGCATGGAAGGCCATAAACCGACGGACGATGGATTTTTCTGCAAGGATTCAAAAAGGGAATATACAGAGAAACTGAATTGGAAACCAAAAGGGGATTAAAAAGGGAACCTAAAAGGGGATATAAGGGAATGAATATTGAAGACCTAGAACAAGTATTCGAAATATTGCCGCTTGCTGTGATCGTTTCGGTATTCATTCTCACAATCGTGATACTGGAGAAGTGAT